TACAGGACGATGTTCTCCACAGGCGTGGCGATCACCTTACCCCGGGCAATCTCGCTATCGGACAGCAGGAAGACAGTGCCATAGCCCATAAAGTCCTTCAGATACTGGAAGCCGAACTTGTTCTGGATGGTGATTTCCTTGTCCCCCAGGTAATCATACACATCCAGGATGTTGACAAAGCCCACCACGCCGGTAATGTCCCGGTGCATCTGCTTGAACCTGTTTTCCACCCTGCCCTTGGCCATAGCCAAGGCTTTTTGGAAGGACTTTTCCGTGCTCGTCAGGGTGCCGGTGTTCAGGTACTCGTAGAAACGCCCCGTCACCATGCTCTGAAGCTGGAACAGGAACTCGTTGTCGGTCATCTGCACGGCGTTGTCGTAGCCGTGATCCTTGATAGCCTCGATGGTGACAGCCTTGGAGAACTTCTCGATGATCATCTCGTCATAGGTCTTTTCCTTGACCTCAAACTTGCTGTAAGGGATTTCCTCCCCTTCGGCGATCTTGCCGTTTTCCAGGGTTCCCACAGCGTACTTGCTTTTTAGCACAGCCCCCGGCTGCTTCTTGATGGGGCGCATAATGCCCAAGATCTCCCGCAGGTGCTCCCAGTTCCGCTGAAAGCGGGAAACAAAGTCCAGCTCGCGGGCTTTTACCTGGATAGCCGCGGTACCTGTCAATTTTGCTTTTGCCATAGTTTGTTACTCCTTTCCTTCAAAGAGGTTCATATTTTCCGAAATGGCTCTCTGGCGCTCGGAGGGATCCTTGATGTCCATAATCTCCTCCCAGGAGCCATACTTCTTGCCGCTGCCCTTATGGCCCAGCGGGGTGGTAAACCGGGCCTTGTTCTGCTCCTGCTCCTCTTCCTCCTCATCGACGAACGCCGAAGCGTCCCGCTCCTTGATTTGGGAAAGCAGGTCGGAAAGGCCCATGATCTTGCCATCCTTCAGCTTCAAGCCGGCCTCAGTGATTTCAGCCATGACAGCCTTTTTCGCGGCCTCAGAGGAAAACTTGACAGTTTCCAATTCGGCTTTGAGAGCATCGTCAAAGTCCCGCTTTTCGAGCTTTTCTTTGTAGTCGCGCTCGGCGTCCTCGGCCTTTTTCTTCCAGTCCGTAATCTGCCGCTGAATGTCGGCGGGATCAATACCCTCAAAACCTTTGAGGGTATCCTGGGCGGTGGTGAGCTGACTCTGGAGGCTGTCGCGTTCCCCCTCGGCCTTTTCGGTCTTTTTCTTCTCTGCCTCGATGTCCTTGCCGTTCTCGGCCATGATCTGGTCGATCACGTCCTTTTCCAGGCCCAGGTCTTCCAAAAACTTTCTTTTCATAAAACTCCTTTCTACGGTACAGCTACGCTTTTTACGAGGTCGCGCCTCTGCCGCTGTGCTGATTACGCCCGCACCCGGCTTATTTGTGTATGAAAAAAGCCCAGCAGGGAACCGCTGCGCTTCTATCACCAAAAAGACTTGCATTTTTCTGGCTTTCGTGTATAATAATAAGTGATATGAGATGGTCGGGACCCCCTAAACCCGCTTTCGGCGGCTGGGTCTCGGTCATCTCTTTCTTTTTCTCAAAATCCGCACTACCTTTTCATCCCGCAGCAAAAGAATTTCATTCACAAAGCGGGTATGGTCTGAACGGTACACCAAAGAAACCTGTCTCATAACCTCTGAATCTGGAAGCGGGCACTTGGAAAGGTCAATAACCAGGTTTTCCGTTTGCCCTTTTTTCTTTGCCGCAGCGTCGAAAATCGTATTCTTTCCCTTACCCTCAGGGCTTGCAAGGTCAAAGGGCCTCGCTCTAAAGAAATAGTCTGGGGTGCGGATTCCAGAAGGGACATTTATTCGCGGAACCATGAAAAACTCCCCTCCAAACTCCTGTTCCAGCAGTTCAGCCACAGCTTTTTCATGGGGAGAATGGTCGAGGACAACCTGGTTGCCGTCCACATGGTATGTGGTACCGTCAACGGTCCAATCCTGCATATCTGCAACCTTGTGGCTGTTCGGCGTGGCGGTTGCATACCATTCTTCGGTAACATCCTCATACGCTTCCGGGGTATTGGGCTTTTTCCCTTTGGCCGCTGCGCCCCTGGCTTTGGCCGCCTGCTGTCTGTCCCACTTGGCGATAGAGAGCCGGTCAGAAAGGCGTTTGAGGTCGTTTTCCTCGCAGAACTCGTTATAGGCCTTGTTCTGCTTTGCGAGCAGAGCGACCTTTTTCTGATATGCCGCCTGAAGCTCCGGCTTGCAGTCCGCGGGGGCGTTATTCAGGGCCGTTTGCAGGGCCTGTACCTCCCGTTTGGTTTTGCGAATGCGTCGCTCTAGGGTGCGTTGGCGTTGGGATAACTCATGGGCTTTCCTGTTCTCCTCACTGTCGTATTTTTCAAAGGGGTTATGTTTCCCGTCGCCGGGGCCATAGGAATGACGGCAGTTGGCACCCAAAATTCCCTGCACATCCCCCCGGCCGCACAAGGAAAACGGTGGGAACCGGGGGTCTTTGCCGGACCGGGAAAAGAACCTGCCCTGCCACCAGTAATGGTTGGTGTAGTCGTTTTTCTTGGTGACACGGGCTCCCAGGTGGGCGCTGGTAAGAACAATATCCCAGCCCATTTCATCCATCCGGGCATCGGTAATGTCCCCGCAGGCCTGGGAAACGCCTGTTCGCAAGGCCCGCAAAGTGGCCGTTTCGATAGTGTCCGTATGGCCGCTTGGATAGGTGACGGTCACGCCGTCCTTTGCAATGCGCTCTACTGCTTCCCTGGCCGCCTGCTGATAGCTTAAAAGCCCGGAGGAAACCAGGTGATAAGCCCGGTCACATTCCCGGATATAAAGCTGCTGGGCGGCGTTTGCCGTGGTACGGGTAAAGTTCTCCCACTCCTGTGCCGTAGCCTCATAGCCCCTTTGTAGGAGCCGGACAAGGTTTGGTGACTGCAAGAGCGGGGCCGGGGAAAGGCCGGCAGCTTCATAAATGGCGTGATCATAAGACAAAGTCTGCACGCCGGCGTCCTCAAAGGCCGCTTTCATCTCCTTCAGCTGCACCTTGGTCTTCTGGCTGATCTCCCTTTGCAGGTCTTCGAGCAGGAAACCGGCGTCCCGCAAAACCTCCAGCTGCCATTTGTCCGTGGCAGTCAGAACGTAACTGTCCCCCCGGCCAATGCGGATCATAATGCGCTCCACAATGCGGGAAATGATGTTCTGGTGAAGCTGGGCGGCGATTTCCTCGGCCCCCTCGGTCAGATGTTGGATATAATCCGGGGTGAGCATTATTCTTCATCTCCAAAGGGCGGGCTTTCATGGGGCTCCGCCTCCGCGATCAGCTTCTTGGCGTCTTTCTCGGAAAGCCCCTCGAATTTCACCAGGTAGTACCATTTGGGGATGATGTTCTGGGAAACGTAACCGAGCCACCGGGCCCTATCTTCCTCCCGATTGTAGGTAATGTCCCCGAAGTCGTAAACCACTTCATATTTGCCCACAGGGGCAAGGTGGTACAAATCGGCCATTTTGCTCAGGGCATAGAACAGCCCATTTAGACCGTCTTCCAGTTTATCCCGCATATCCTTGATAAGCTGGATTGTGCGCCGGTCGTCGGCCTCCACCTGGGTGGCTGTCACCATGCCGGTACGCTCGTTGAACACGAAATACCCATTGGAAAAACCGCACTTATAGCCGATCTGTGACAGATAGGCGTTGATCCCCTTTAAGCGGGTGTCGGTGTTAAGGTTGGGGTTGATCTCATGGTAGACCTCCTTCTCTCTGCCCATACCGTCCACGGCCTTTACAAAATCCGGCAGGCCCATACCGTCCTTGATACTCTCATAGGCGGCGGCGCTGCGGAAGGATCGTTCATCTTCGGCAGGGTGTTTTCCACTGTAAGGGAACAGCCGGTCACTGTCCACCAGTATCATGCGCTTGCTGTCCAAAATCTCCTTTGCGTTCCGGCTGTAAGCGATGTCCAGGTCTTTGAGTTCCTCTAAAGCGTCCGCAAACACGGGCATACCCAAAGGAGAATCCAGGGTAATGTTGTTAGCGGCAGGGGTGCGGAATACCCCGAACAGGGGTTTTTCCACGTTCTCTATCTCCACGTCTTCCGAAAGATCTTTCCAGGGGGTCTTATCAATGGAGATCGCCCGGCCGGGGTCGTGGTCCGTTTCGCCAATGTAACAGCGATTGGAAACGGCATAATGCCCATTGGGGAGGAACCGATGGTATTCCAGCCTGGTAAACCACTTTTTCGCTGTGCTGTCATACCGGCGCGACTGGAATACTGCCCCAGTGATCTCCCCGTTTACGCAGTCTGTAATCAGAAACTCCCCAGGGAATACCACGTCCACCCCCTGCTCGTTGGGCTTGAGCAAGATAGTACCGTAGGCACATCCATACTCTACCCAGTGCCGCAGATTGAAGTAAACAGCGTTGATCTGTTTTTGGAGCCAGTCGGCCCTAGCTCCCCCTGAAATCTCTATCCCAACGGCAAGGGTGGTAAGCCGGCCAATCTCGGAACAGACAGACTTCGCAAAGTTGATGGTGCCGATATGGTTATCCGGGTCCAACCATTCGGGCTTTCCCTGGTAAATGCTGGAACACCGATTGATAAAGCTGTCCATTTCTCCCGTGGAGATCGCTTCAATATGAAATTTTTCCTTTGCTCTTGAAGAAAGGAACATAGAAATTCGCCTCCACAGGTTACTGAAAAAGCCCATTATGCACCACCCTTTCTTTCCCAGGTGTCCCAGCGGTACTCATGGGCCAATATCGTGTAGCAAAAATAGCGGATATCGTCCATTGCGTGGTCGTTTTCCTTGATGACTTCGTCTATTTGTTTCTTTTCGTCCCAGCGATACAGGCCAAACTCCCGGATGGAATCCTCACAGCTTTCATGGATCAACACCATACCAGCAGACAGGAGAGCCGATACCACCCGAATTCCATCCAGCACGCTATTATCAGCAGGTTCTTCACGAAACCGCCCATGCCGATGAATGCAGGTCATAAAAGACGCAGCGGAGGGGTCTACCACCACCTTGCGGATATAGTAACCGTCCGTCAGTTCTTCCAGGGCCTTGTAGTATTCCTCGTCGGTTTTCTGCTCGCCGGTCTTTTTGCTCTCATAGTACCATTCCTTGACACGAATGGCCCGGCCCGGCTGCACACACCAAAGGCCCATCGAACAGGGGTTGACAGTACCGTAGTCCACGGAAACATAGTAAATGCCGTCAAGCTCATTGATTGGCCCTTTGTAAAGGTAACGGTCGGGATTTCTTTCAAACTGCTGATAGACCCGGCCCTCGGCCACCACCCACAGGCCTCTCACATAGCGGTCATAGAACACGCCGGAGTAGGTAGTCTCATACCATTCCAGTGTTTCTTTAGACAGGCTGGGATTATCGGACATGAGGAAATGCAAGTGCATAGCGTTGTGCTTTTCCGGGTGCTGCACCCATTCCTCATAGAACCAGTGGGTAGAGCTTTCCGGGTTGCAGTTGAACCAGAGCCTGGCCCCGTCCACAGAGCAGCGGGCCATAGCCTGCTCTACAAAGGACCGGGGCATAAGCGCCACTTCGTCCAGAAGTACCCCTGCCAGGGTGACACCCTGGATCAGCGTATAGCTGGCCTCGTCCTTGCCACCGAACACATAAAAGCGATTAGACTTCCGGCCCCTGCTCACAGTCAGGCAGTTGGTACTCCTTGACCAGTGGAGCCGGTACCCATGCTTGGGAAGATAGCGCAGGGTCAAGAGAGGATTTATGATATTCCTCTCGGCGCTTTGTACTGTTTTGCCACAGATGCCGAAATTGTATCCATTGAAATCATCCATAGCCCAGCGCACAAAGGAAAGGGCCATGATAGAGGTCTTGCCGGAACGCACAGCGCCGTCACAGATCAGGGCCCGGTATTTAGTTTTCGGAAAGGCCAGAATCTGCCATTGTTTCTTCGATAGGCCCATTTTTCAGCGCCTCCTCTATGCTTGCGGTCAGAGGATCGTCCTCAATCTGATCTGGTACATACTCCTGGGGCTTATCCCGCCAGTTCTGCTTTCTGCGATTCTTCAGCCAAAATATCTGGGCGGTCACGTCCCCGGCCAGAGCTTTCAGCAGCAGAGCGTTCTCCACCTCGTAGTCCACAATTTCTTTCCCTTTTTTTATGGCCTCCGAAATCTCCGGGAATTTCCGCTCCCATTCGTACAATGTAGAGGGAGCAATACGCATTTTCGCGGCGATCTGTTCATCTGTCAGGCCATCCCGCCCCCAGCCGGCTAAAAGGATCGCGGCGTCCTTTGTGAGCTTCCCTGTCTCCGGGTCTACCCACTCACGGTATTTGCCTTTCGCCACACGATCACCCGCTCTCCTCCTCGCCCGTATCATCGGCCGCGTCAAGAATTGCCCCGGCGTTTGCTTTCATCACGTCCAACATAGCGTCCGCATGAATGGCACTGGACAGCAGGGCCTTGTCCTGGACATTGCAGTCATAGTAACCGGTAAGAGTTTCCCCTGTATCGGCGTCAATGGCGGCAACGCACAGCGCGGACAGGTTCCGCTTTCCAAATTCCATAAGGCACTCTGTCAGCCATTCCCCGTAGGGCTTCTGTACCTGGTCGCTGATAATGATTGTCGGCATACTCTTACCACCTGCCAGCCTGCATAAGAAAATAGACCTGCTCGGCGGCTTTCGGATCGGGTGGAACGTGTCTTTTCCGTATCGTCACCCTCTGTGAGCCATCCTTGCGGGCCTCAATGATCTTTTCCTCGTACTCATAGCCCAGGGCGCGTTTCATCAAAGCGTCCTTTACGGCCTGTTCTTCCGTATTTGCCATATTGAATTTTCCCTCCGGGTCTGCTACAATGAGCAGTGATAGTGTCGCGCGACGATATACTATCTAACCCTGAGAGTGGTATTCTCAGGCGAGAGGGCGGAGGTGCTGGTAACATCTTCGCCCTTGCTTTTTATCCTCTTTTCAGAATTTCCCGCTTCTCTCCCCTGGTAAAGAAGTAGAAGAACGGGGTATCACAGAGAGCGAATACCAGCTTTACAAGGTACTGCCCCAGGATCATATTGATAAGGGCCTGCTGATTGTTCCAGAGCCACCCAAAGCCTAGGCCAAAGGCAATCACACTGAAAATGGCCGTGTCGAAAAGCTGGCTCGTCATGGTGCTGGCGTTGTTCCAGATCCACCGCTGGCGGTTATCCCCGGTACGCTCTACCACCTTATCCCGTACTTTGTGGAAAATGGTTACGTCCAGGCTCTGGCTCACCAGGTAGGCCGCCAGGCTGCCGGCAACGAAAATCCAGTTCTGTCCCAGCAGGGAGATATAGGCCTCCTGCATGGCCGGGTCAGCATAGGGAAGGTATCTCCCCAGCACGATAAGCCCGGTAGCTGTCAGCTGGCAGATAAGGCCCAGCCTTACAATGTGGTTTGCCTCCTGCTTTCCCCAAATCTCCCCCACAATGTCAGTGACAAGGTAGGTGATGGGGTAACACACGATAGCGCCGGGAAGTGTGATCGCGCTCCCCATGAAGGGAATGCCGGTGTCGATGATCTTCCCCGTCATGACATTGGAGATCACCAGGCACACACAGAACAAAGCGCAGAGCAGGTCATAGTTTTTTACTGTTTTCTTCATTTCTTTAGCTCCTATCCAGATATTTTTGAAATTTGATCCATTGGCGGAGATTGTAGCGGTCGAGCTCCAAATGGTTCGTAAGCCGCTTTCCCTCCGGCCTTTTGATGGTCTTCATTCGCCCATAGGAAAACTGATAGGTTGCCGCGTACCGGCTGCCCGTGTTCCATGTCGAGCTGTCAGTGCTGAAAAAACCGTATTCCTCCACATTGGCGGGAGTAAATCCCAGCCCGTGTACTTTCGTCCCTCTCACGGCAGCGGCCCGGAGTAGGCGGGGAATGAATTGGTATTCCTGCCTTTTGATCGTTCCAATGGCAAAGCCGCCAATGGCGATATACGGGTATTCCTCACAGAGCCGTAAATACTCGTCCATACCCCGGCTTTTGTGCCATACGGGGATACATTGCCGCCCGGTCTCCGCTTCAAGGCGTTTCCGAATGGCTTTGACCCGCTCATATCCCACCACGGAATCAATATCCAGCTCAAAGAAATACTGAATGCCCAGGCGGTTGATGAAATTGATATACCGGGTCACATAGGCGTCCCAGTCCACGGCGGCGCCGCTGGACATAAAGGTGAAAGCCCCGGAATCCACAAGGAACATCTTCGCGGACTTCACAAGAGGGGCCTGCCATTCCTTGAAGTAGTAGAAACTCTCCAACAGGTAGGGGCTTTCCTTAATCTCCTCATAGAGCCGGGGACGGGTGCTGGTCGTTGCCAAAAACAGCTTCACAGCTCAAACTCCTGGCCGCAGTGCGGGCATACCACCTTTTTAGGCTCTTTCTGTTTGGGCGGCGCGTCCTCAAAGAGCCCGGCCAGGCCGGAAAGATCATCCCCCGCCAGTTCTTCATAGCTGAAGCCGGTAAGGTCAGTGTCAAAATCCATCTCCCGCAGGGCCTGCAGCTCCTTTACCACAGCCTCCATGTCATTGTGAGACATTTCCGCCAGGCGGTTGTCTGCCAGCATAAAGCCGCGCTTCTGGGCCTCTGTAAGCCCCTCGTTTCGCACAATGGGTATTTTCTCAAGCCCAGCCGCTTTCGCCGCTTCTACGCACCCGTGGCCCTTGATAATGCGGTTTTCCTCGTCTACCAGCACGGGGACAAGGAAACCATATACCCGGATACTCTCCACAAGCGCCTCGATCTGCTCAGGCGGGTGGATACGGGCGTTATGCTCACTGGGGGTCAATTCCTCCGGGGATATGTACTCGACAGCCATTTTACTTTCCATAAACACGCCACCTTTCGGGATAGAGAAAACGTCCCTTCGCAATGCGAAAGGACGCTTTCTTTAGGGGAAAGAAACTCAATGCCATACAGCCCAGCCCACGGGCCGCAGTTTAGAGCCGCCTGGTCTACTGGCTCTATTATTCATTATAAACGGACAAAACGGACAAAACGGACATTCACAAATTGTTTACAAATATTTTTTCAAAGCCCTTTCGTACGCTTTTCTGGCGGCGTCCGCGCTGGGGTGGCCGGTCCTGCGGAACACCTTGCTCCACCCCAGGCCTTGTAAAGCGTGAAGCTCCACCAGGTTCTTCTCCCGCTGGTTGGGCAAGGAGTCCACCCAGGCTTCAATAGCCTGCTTTTTCCCCCGCAGGCGTTCTAGCCTGGCTTCTTCTGTGGGCGTCAGGCGCATAACGCCCTTAATGCCAATGGGGTGTTGGGTGTAGGGGTAGTCGGGCAGGGAGCCGGAAACGGTATCCTTTACCACTCGGCCAGCCTTAACTTCCAGGTCCCGTATTTTCCCGCAGATGTGGGGATAGTCTTCCAAAAGGTTCTGGGTCACTTCTTTTTCCCTCCTTTGATTGCAAATGCGATACACACAGCGACGAACGCAACGGCCTCACAGAGCAGGCACAGCAGAAAGCCGCCCACAATGGGATTTATGTACATGGTGATTCCTCCTTTAAGAACTCCGGGCCCTTTTACCAGATTACCGCTGCAAAGAAAAGGCCCCATAAGCATATCGGCTCTCCTGTTCTGTATGCCGCCACCGCAACAGCCAGGGCGATTGCCACACTTGCAAAAGCTTTGCCGATGATCGTTGTTGCTTCAATGCTCATGTCTGATCCCCCAAATCCATTTTCGAATTTTTCTTCCGTTCTCCGTGGCTGCAAAAACTATCATCGCTTTCCCACGACCACTGCCCGCCGCATACACTGCACCGATACCACATATCACAGTCTGATGTATGCCTTTTGACGCACTCCTTGCACCGCACTACCGGGGCAACGTCGGCGGCGGGGACACGACCAACCGCCTCGATCGCTCTCTGCACTGCCAATGCATCTAATTCCACAGGCAGATCCCGGATCGCGTACTTTGCCGCTTGCTTCTCTATGTACTCAGGCATTTTCTTCTCCTTTCTTCGTTTGAGCCTCTCCGTTGATGATCCTGCCGCGGGCATCGTAAACCAGCGGCACGTCCCGTATGGTCAGCAGAATCCTATATGCTCTCCGCAGGGTAGGCAGGTCAAAATAACCGAAGTGACATTCCTCTACGGGGATGTCCAGCTTACCGGCCAGCCAGCGGTATAGCTCCATACGTTTTCTTCTGGCCTTGGGCCGGCCCTTCCACTTGCTGTCAAAGATGGCGTGGCACATCATTTTCCCTTTCCGCATTTGAGCGTTTGCCAGCAGTCCCAGGGCCTCCTTAGGCCGGGGCTTGTGGGTACCCACATACGCCCCGCAGGAACGGCACAAGTAACAGAAGCCGCTCCCATATCTTTTTCCATACACATTGGCATTGGACGTGTAAACTACCGGTCCGCCGCAAAGATTACATCTTTTGGGGTGTAGGTCAATCACATTGCCACCCCCATATCCTCTAAAATCAAGGGGAGCTCCCTGCACAGAGTTTTGGCCTGGGGAATAGTAAGGCCAGTTTTGCCCTTTATCCCGGCGATCACAATGCCGATATGTTCATCGTCAATGAAATATTGGAGATCGTCGGCGTCGCTCTCTATCCCCTTAATGCCTGGGTTTTTCCCCTCGATCCTGTAAGCCTCATAGTCTTTCATCAGCTCGCCATCCTTTCCGCACTGGTCCATCGGCTAATAGCCCTGACGAATCCCTCTGTGAACTGCCGCACCTCCCGGGACGCCGAACAATCTCCGAAGCCGTAAAGCTGGCGAATACTATGTTCCACCATGTCGATTTCAGCGGTAAAGAATGGCTTGTCCGGCTCGTTTACCCTGCGGATGAAGAAAATCATGCTTGTGCCCTTGCAGTGGTTTTCAAAATAGGACGGAACACTGCCTACGCAGTGGTTTAAGCATTGGCCCTCCCGAACAAAGTCGCTTTTGCCCTGGGGGTAGACCACCATAAACTCCTCATTTCCAAAATCTCGCGCCCACCAGTACAGACCGTCCTCAATTACTTTTTGCATAAGAGCGTCTTCCTTCTCGCAACGCTTTTTGCTCGCCTGCTGCGCCAACTGGTCGTGTCGCTCTTTCAACCGGGGCGGTGTTTGCAGGGACTTCACCCGCATATCAGCATCCAATAGCTTTGCCATCTTGATATAATCACGGTAAATTTTGATAAGGTGGCAAAAGGTCAGCCGCCTTTGGCCGGGGAGCTGCTTTTGCTTTTCAAGATACCGTAAAGCTCTGCCCAGGGGGACGTCTTTCACAATCTCCATCAGGGTTGTTATGGTTTCATGGTCCAAATTAAGGCTTACCAGCCGCCGCACGGTGTCCGGCTCTACCCAACGGGGATAGGTTGCTAATACGCCAATTTCTCGGTGATTTGCCTGTGTTTCCCGCAAAATGGGAAGATACTGCCGGCTGATACCCACCACGTCCGCAAAGCCGCGCTTGTCCTTATCTATGTGCCCGGCAGCCAGCTGGGGCAAACCCATTTTCAACAGGTATTCCGCCTGGGGGTAGTTTTTCAGGTTGTCCAGCAATCCCCGCACATGAATAGGCCGCCGCAGGTTATCCATCTGCTCCTTTAACAGAGCGGTGCTCACACTGTACAGCTTTTCTCCAAACACTTCCCGGAGATTTTCTGTGTAAAGGTAGGAGTAATCACGACTCCCCCCGCTATCATTCCTTTGTCTGTGCCAATCGGCGGGGCCATAACCGCCACAGCCGTACCAATAGCTGTATTCTGTGGGCTTGCCCCGCACAGCGTCCACAGTGAGAAACAGGTCCAGGAAAGAATCCTCGAAATCAAAATCGGGCTTTATGTGATCGGGAGAAACCTCCCGAGTCACTTCTGCGTATCGCAAGAGCAGCTGGCCATTGACCCGGTAGGGAATACAGATTTCCGCTTTGCTTCTTACAGGCCCGGTACCCCAACCCTGCCGGAAGACCACCGGCTTTCCGCATTTAGGGCATATCCCTCTTGCTCGGGAAAAAATATGTTTGTCCACCGGGAAACGCTTTCCGCAGTGACAGCAGACGGCTTTCCGCTCTCCCTTTTCCAGTTTGGAATAGAATGCTGTTGTTTCGTGGAATACGTGATCCTCGCAGTAGTTTCCCAGGTCGTTGGGATAACCAGGAAACATCCCCCTATACTTTTCCCACAAGGCCACTTCGCTATCCTGTTGCTTCTGCCTTTTTTCGTAGCCCAAGTGCCAAAGGAAACTGGTGATAAGATCGCCCATATTAGACTTGTACGGGACAGAATCATACCCGTGAGATTTCAAAAAGGCTTTGCTGGCGTTAAAATCCTCTTCTGTGCTGATTGCTTCGTGGTACGTTGTAATCACATTGCGTTCTGTCCAGTCACCAGGCTTCAGGTCCAAATAGTCTTTTGCCATTTGGAAAATGTGCTTATGCCCGTCTGTGAAAAACCTGGCAAACAGTTGACCTCCCGTTTTGACCTCGTGGATGTCTACCGCTAGAATCTCCCCGGATCGTGGAAGATCGTACACTTTGGCCGCCGCCAGGTATTCCACCTTGCCTTTGCAAATGGGCTTTAATACCGGCAGGACCGCAAGCTCCTTTTTAACCAACATAACCCCACCCCCTTTAGAAAAGCGAAAGCTGGAGGATCTCCGGCTCTTGCTTTTTGGGCTTGGGGGCGGGGGCTGGCTTTTTTGCCGGCGCCTTGGCCGCGGGCTTTTCCTGCTTGGGCTTTTCTTTCGGCTTCTCCGGCAGCTTCGCCATTTCCTCCTCGGTGGGAGGATCGCCGTTGATCTGCACGTTCATCACAAAATCAATATCGGCATTGGGAAAGTAGTGGCGCACAGCCCCCCGATACACGTCGATGTCGGAAATGTGGTTCCCGCATCCCTTCATAATGGCGGCACAGCAGTCGGACAGCGTTCGCCTGGTCTTATAAACCACTTCCGCAAAGGGGACGTTCTGTTCGCAAAAGTGGGTCAGGGTGGAGGCCACGAACTCTGAAACCGCCTTTTCTTTCTGCCCGCCGGTAAAGCCTTTGAGCTCGGCGGCTATTTTTTCCTTTGCCAGGGCTTGGTAATCCCTGGGCATTTCAACTACATTATTTTCCATTGAGTTCTCTCCTTATCTTGTTTTGGCCGCATTTGGGCTATTTTGCGGCGTTTTGTGCTTGGACTAGAAAAGTGTAAGCTGGCCGGTTTTATCCGCATTTAGGGGTATTACAGGGGAAGTATGGGCCTGCTCTGTTTTCTCTGGGGTCTTGGCCTCCGCTTTGGGGCTGGGCTTTACGTCCCGGAGCAACAAATCCATTTGGGCGGCTGCCCGGCGCATTCGCCATACTTCCGAATAGAACATGGGAGTAAACCAGATATCCTGGTTTTTGTTTACTACCGGCAAGAGCACATGAGGACCTGTGATGGGGTCTGTAAGGGAATTTCCCACCACCACATAACCGGCGCATCCCAAAAGCGAAAGCTGTATGTAACACATGAGCGCCGCTGTGTAGTCGATGTCCTGGGCAACATATAGGGCCTTGTCAAAGCCTATTTTCTTTGCGGCCAGTACATTCCGGGCGGCTATGAGTGTAGCACCGGCGCCGCAGGCGGGATCGTTAATCCCGATATAGCCCCTTTGCTCAATATCTCTCTTGGCATCGTCATGTCCGTCTAAAGTTACTTTCGCCATGAAATCGCAGATATGGTAAGGGGTAAAAAACTGCCCTTTCCAGTGATTGCCCAATTCCAGGGCCATAAACATTTCGCCCAGGAAGTCTTGCTCCGGGTTCGCTTCCAGCTCGTTTACCATGATAGCCAGCAATTCCGGGAACTTTTCGGCATCTCCTTTGGAGTAGGTACCGATGATGGAAAGGTATTGCTGTTCGCGCTTTTCCCGAAGCTCGCTGATATCCAGCGTGTTCGACAAGCTGATTGCCGCAAGGGCTACGAAATCGGACCATACCTGCCAGCTGCTCTTGGTGTAACACATCCCTGAAAGCACCTTTTGAAACTCCTTCTGACCGTCCCTTAGGTGCCGGACTACTTTTCCCATTGCCGCAGGCCTCCTACAATCCCAGCCGGTCGAGCAGGGCTTTCAGCCGACGTTCATATTCATCCGGGGAAAGGTCTGCTTCCCGGAGCTTTTTCTTCTCTTGCTCGTAAACCTGCCAAATATCATCCATAGCGGGTTTCCACCTCCGAAAAACTGTGATACTGGGGCTGCCAGCGGTATCGGAATATGCCCGGCCTGCCGTGCCGGTTTTTTTCAAGGAACAGGGTAGTGTCTGCTGATTCGTCCCCAGATAAATTTTTACCTTTCAGATCCTCCGGGACGAGGAACCCGACATAATCGCAGTCCTGCTCAATATCGCCGCTTTCCCGAAGGTCTGACAGCGTGGGCTTTTTGTTCGCCCGGTTTTCAATCTGGCGGTTCATTTGCACAAGCTCCACAATGGAGATGCTTTTCTCTAACGCCAGTTGTTTTAGCTGGTTGGACACCATGCCAATGGCCTTGTACTGCTCTTTGATGTTTGGTCGTTTCATCAGGCCAATATGGTCGATGAAAACCACGTCCGGTTTCCACAGGTCTACAAAGTGCCGCACCCGTTGGACGGAGACACTTGGTTCCTCAACAAAGCTGATCCGCCCGGCGCTCTCAAATTTGTCTAGGATATCGTCAACGGCCGCAAGCTCCTTTTCCGTCAGCATCCTGTCCCTGACCCGTTCGCCGTTGATACGAAGCATGGAGGAAACCACCCGCTGCATGAGCTGTAACTTGCTCATTTCCATCGTGAAGTACAGCACCCTTGCTCCACGCTTTCCCATTTTCAGAGCAAGGTTGATAGCAAGGTCTGTCTTGCCGCACCCGGGCCGGGCTGCCAGCCCGAAAACCGTTGATCGCAGGAAACCGCCCGTGGCCCTGTCCAGTTCTTCAAATCCACAGCGCACTGTGTCATTTCGTTCTTTGTCCCGGAGCCATGCTTTCAGCTCCTCGGCGGCCTCTGCAAACGATGAAACATTCTCGTCGTTGTTGTTCATTGCAAGCTGTTCCTGCTTTGTCAGCAGTTCCCGGAGATCGCCCAAAGTGTCCGTCAGGTCTTTGCCAGAACCGCCTATCTCTTTCAAGCCTTTGTGCAAAAGCTGTAACTGCCAGTCCTCTTGAATAATCCTGATGTAGTCTCCAAAATGTGAGATGTGCGGAACGTACTGCGCGAGCTGAACAAGGGTTACTTTTTCATCTGGCATTTCTCCTAACAGCACAGCATGATCAATTTTGCGCCCTTTCCAGTACAGATCGGAGATTTTGTCAAAAATCTTCCGGGTGTGCTTATTCGTAAACATCTCCGAGGAAAGGGCGTTTGCCGCATCAGCAACATAGTGGTCTTCATCACACATGAGAAACACGGCGCCCAAAAGGCTCATTTCCGCTTGCACACTCATGTTACATAATCCTCCCAGCTTTTTGAGGGGTCATAGTCGAGAGGCTTATCTGGTCGGCGCTCCTTGGGCGGTGAAGGCTCCGGGCTGTCCACAAAATCGTTGAGGGCAAATATCCCCCGCCAGCTTTTGAGAATGGACTGTTCCAGGCATTCTCGCTTATACCGGGCCTTGTCCCGAACGCCCTCCGAAAATTTGTCCAGGTTCCTCAGCGTCAGCTTACGGGCATCATCTGTCAGAGGCGCCTTGATTTTCTTCCGCATTTCCTCAAATCCCCGCAGGGCGGCAAGAAGCTGGTCATCATCACCGGCATAGGCCTTGAAAATATCTTCCGGGGGGCTAGGGGGGTTACTCTTAGTCTTCTTTTTTCCCTTACTCCCTTCTCTCTTATTTTCACTTTCAATTTCATTTTCACTTTCATTTTCAGTGTTTGCTTGCGTTTTGCTTGCTGTTTTGCTTTCGTTTTGCTTACCAGCAGAAGAACATTTACCGCCTCTAAATCCAGCATTGGCGCGCTTTTCACTGAGTTCACCATCACGAACCATGCGCTTTTGAAAAAGCGTGTCCCCATCAAGCGTCAGGACGTTTTCCTCCAAAAGCTCTGTCAGAGAACGCACGATGGTTTCAACGTCAAAGGGCATTTGCCGCACCAGCTTGTAAGCAAAATTCAAAATTTGCTTGTCATTTTGCTTATCCTTTTGCTTCAAGGTGATGGCCCCATACTGTTCTGATTTGTGCATGAGGCACATCAGACGGATATAAACGCCCTGGCTTTCCGCGCTGCAATCGTTCAGCTTTTCATCCGTCATGAAGTCCTGGACATACAGAGGAAGATAGGGCTGTTCTCGTAATGACATAGTTTCATTCCTCCATTTTGATCTGACCCTCTACCTCCGGGTTCGATTTCCGCAGGCGGCGGTAGTAGTCGGTGACATGCACTGTACCGGCCCCGCCCATGCGGCGTACCAATTCCCGGATAGGGGCGTCGTTTTGATACTGGCTCCTGGATCGGCGGGAAGATTCGGCAAGATATGCCTCCATTTCCTCCCGGTTGTCAGAAATCCAATACCCGCTTTTCCCAGACGTGGAGAGGATTGCCTTATTTTTCGCTGTAAGGGCCCTATTTGCGGCTTTTATGGCGTCCCGGATATTCCTGTCCGGCATACCCGTCAACCGGGCTAATTCGGCCCGTGAGACGGCGTTTTCTCTCCCTTCCGGGATATAGTCTGCTATGTTCATATCACACCTGCTTTGGCTTTGCCCGGAGATTCAGCTTGCTACAAAGAAATTCATCCAGGCGTATCCCGTAAATATGGTTTTCTTCAAAAAGGGCTTTCTCGTCCTCATGCGCCTTATTGTGGTGCTTACGGCAAAGGGCAATGGCAAGGAGGCCAACGTGAACGATCTCTTCCCGGTCCCGTCCCATGCCGATACGGTCAACATGGTGTACTTCGGCGTGGGCGTTGCAAATGGCGCATTTTCTATGTTCCAGACAGAGATACAGGTATCTGCCGATATCATCTGTCTGGTGCAAGAGCGTGTCCTTTGTAGGCACGCCATGCAGAAAACAAAAATCTATCAGGTAGGTAAGGAACTCCCTGGCCGTGGTCATGTCCACGTCGGAAAGGCTGAAATGCGGCCTGCCGTCCAAAGAACGGAAATTCCAGGTCAGGTATTCCCTGATTTCCTCCGGGGAATGCCCGCTCCAAAGGGAGATGTCGCGGACTACGGCAAAGATTTTTTTGCGCTGGTCGTTGGAAATGGTCCTGCCATCATCCAGCCGCAGCTCCACCCGTTCGATCCGCTTCTGTTCCAGTTCCCGGCCTATTGGCTCCTCCGGCACGAGCAAGAGGTCATGGCCGTCATAGCTCTTGACTGCCGCATTGACGATCATATTCAGTCCTCCTCATGCTGGTGCATATAGAGATATTTCCCTGTGGGGCCTATGTTCGCATAGATGAAATCATCACACTGCTGCTTGGACAGGTGGTTCCGAAGCACCCGCTGCTCATAGGGGAAAATGCCCTCCGCTTTCTTTCGAGCGATCCGCTCTCTGATCTCCTTGTCCTCGTAATTCGCCTCCACCATGTAAAGATCGTAGTGGTAGGCGGATATCCCATCCAAATTGCCGGTATCGGTGGCATAAAACACCTTGCCTGCCGGGAAGTGGAGCTTATACCCATAGTTTGGAACATTGTGGTTGAGCTCCACGGGGATCACGTTCATCCCGGGGTAGGGGTACATCAGCTTCGGCATGAGTATGTCAATGCTGGATTTAGATACCCCGGCTTCTACCAGTGGCCCGGCCAGCCACGGCCCACAGGCAAAACGCAGGGTGGGCCGATGGGCTGCCAGGGCTTTGATGGTAGTCTTTTTGAAATGGTCCGAATGGATATGGGTCAGGAGAACCAGGCGCAGATCCTTGTAAACATTCTTCAGGGCAGAGAAGGGTACGCCGCAGTCGATCATCACATGGTCTTCCAAAACCACGGCGTTCCCCTTGCTGCCGGAGGCAATGATCTGATACCTGACCATTGCTTATTCCTCAAAATCGTCCAGTCTCATGGGCTCTCCCACGCCCTCCGCTTCCGGCTCAGTGGGAATGCTTTGGGGCGCTTCTATTGCAGGGCTTTCCCCCACCGGCGTGGCGACAAACTCGCCGTCCTGCCGCTCCACCAGGGAGTTATCCGCCTCAAAGGCCTGCTGCATTTCAATGGACATGACCCCCCAGCGGCTGATAAGCTGCCGGAGCATGGTCTTCTTTGCCATGTCGTCAAAATCCTTGTACCAGAAGGAGGAATACTTCCAAAGCTCCTTTTCAGGGATTTCCCCTCTTTGCAGCTTTTCATAGGACAGGGAGGAAAAGGCGGGGCTGTACTTGTCCGCATGGGACATCATCTTTTTCCGGCTCCAATACAGGGCCTTGCGGAAACCGTTCTGATACTCGAACATGGCGTAATAGCCGATGGTGGGGGCGGCGTCCCGCTCGTCAGTGTCCTCTATGTACCGGCACTGGATTTCCTCGGTAAAGGGGTCAAAGCTCACCAGCTCCCCGTCCTTTACTTCCAGGACATTGATCTTCTTGTACTGCCCGGAGCGGATCGCCAGCTGGATATAACCTTTGTACCCCAACACGAACTGGGCCTTTTTGACCCCTGCTTTCTTGTCGTTGAAGGGCACCATGTAGAACTGCCCCAGCTGGGGGGAAGGAGCCAAATTGAGGCTTTCGCCCAGCAGGGCGGCGGTGAGGATGGAGCCAGCTTCGCACTCCTGCAAGGCCGGGGTGGCTCCCACGGCGGAGGATACTGCCGCGATAAACCGGCTGGCCCGTTTGGGGTCCTGCAAAGTGTTGTTGATCAGGTTCTTATAGGCGTCGCTGCGGATAGCAACGGAAAATTTGGGCCGTTGGGCCAGGCTGTTACTCATAGTCATATCCTCCATCTTTCAGAAATTTTTTCAGGGCTAAAACCCTCTCTTTGATGACGTTCTTAACGGTAAATTGCAGGGTATACCGCTTTTCCCGGGTAGGCGCTGCGGACGGCTCCTCTTCCGGGACAGCTACGGGGGCGGGGGCGGACCAGGCATCAGCAGCCCGCTCTACCTGTCGGGCAACTTCCGCCCGTTGTTCCTCCTGGCGGGCAGCTTCTTCCCGGCGCTTACGTTCTTCCTCAATAGCCAGGTGGCGTTCCGTCACGGTAGACATGGCGGTTGCCACATGGAAGGGGTCCTTTTTGTACTCCACCAAAATTTCAGCGGCGTACTCCTGCTGGCCGATCATCCGCAGATTTTCTGAAATCAAGGTGAGAATGTTGTTTGCCTTTTCCCGCAGGGATTTCTTGCTTGCAGTGAGGGTAATTTCGATCCCGGCCTCTTCAAAGGTCAGGAAGTCGATTCCCAGGGACTGGGCCAGCTCTTCATAATACTCTTTGATCTCCGCCGCTTTCTGGGCTTTCAGGCCGTCCTCCACCTCCGCGATCTTTGCCGCCAGTTGTTCGTCAGCGGGATTGAAAACATCGGTCACATATTTCTTGTAGGTGGCCTCGAACTCCTTGTAGGGGTCCATAACAGCGTTTTTAACGCCTTTTCTCTGCGTTTCCAGGGCCGTGAACATGCTTTTCAGGCGCGCCCGGGTCTTTTTTACTTCCTTGACCGTATCTTCGGTACAGGCCATATCCAGTGCGGCACTGACCTGCTCGACGATCTCAGTGTTGATTTCTTGAAGCCGCTGTTCGATGATGGGAAGCTGCTTTACCACAATCAGGTCTGTGGGTTCCTCCGCAGTTCCTATGTCAATTCTTTTTTCTACCATGCTCTATATTCCTTTCAGATAATTCTCCCATTCTCCGGGAGAGGACTCGGCAAAATCAATGGTTGCCTGATGGAATTCTTCTTCGTGCATACGTTTCCAGTACAAAACACCCGCCAAAAGAAGATCGGTCTTTTCCATGTCGGTCAGGACGCTGTCGCCGTAATCGCTTTTCGCCTCCGGCCCAACAAATAGCCACCAGAGAAATTCCCGCTTTTTTGAACGGATAAAGCCGTCCAAATGTTCCAGGTATGTATTTTCGCTGCGGTATTCTTCCTCAAAGCAGTCCAAACACATTTCTACCCCGCCCAGCGTGGTCATTTCCTCTTGGGGGAGTAATTGACCGCACCTCTGACAGATCCGTTTGGAAAACATTTGACAAATCGCTCCTTTTGGTCTATACTGACCTTGCGATAATATCTTTGCCGCCCGGCTCTCTCAAAGCCGGACGGCGCTTTTTTTATGCCAGGATAATGGCGGAGACTCCCACCGTATCAAAATCCTTGCGCAAATAGTCACGAATGGCGCAAATGGCCTCATGCCGCCACGCGCTGCCGTCCGCTTCAAAAAGCGCGGCCTGAATGCCTCTGATCTCGTCCGATTTTACCCGGAACACAAAGGGGCTGGCGGGCTGTTCCACCTCGGAGAAGGTGCGGTAAGGCCGCAGGGTGACGGGGTTGGGGGTGTTGGCCGCTTTCGTCAGGGAAATGCCGGACCGGGCCGTGACCTTCTGGCTCATGCCGTTGTCGCTCTGCTCTACGCCGCTGTCATTCCGAACGCTGGAAACAAATTCCAGAAGCATTGCGGTGTTTTCGTCCTGCACAAAGCTGGACTGAAGGTTGATGATGAAATCCTCCAGAGGCATGAAATTCCCAAAGGGAAATTTGTTCACCTCGGCAATGGCGCTCAGCGGGTGATCCCGGCGTTTGTCGGAGTCCATTTCCATGTACAGATGGACCACCTCCGGCCCTGACACATGGACTACCGGGCGGCCTTTCAGAACATTGCCATCAACGCTGGAAACCAGATAATCCACCACGGAGGAAAGGGTCTCCGTAGCCAGGGGGTGGTCCGCCACCGGGCCGCAGGGCAGGGCGGTCATCTGCTTGTCCGTAAACAGCCGCCCGCCGTGCTCGATCTGGTGGGGTACGCTCATTTCCTCGAGCTTCTCAACGAAATCTCTTGTCAAATCCATAATTTGAAATCCTCTCTTTCTTTAGCTGATGATCCGCAGCTTGGCAGGTTCTTCCTGCTCGCCGCCGTCCATAAATTGCTGACCAGGAATTTCGGGAACCATTTCCAGGGCGGTCACTTCGCCGTTTTGGTCCCCGGTGATGTACAAGGCCGTTTTCACGGCGTTGGTGGGTTCCAGCTTGCTCTTTGCCACCACGTCCACGCTGACCTGCTTACGGTCAGCATCCGGCGTAAAGGTGAGGGTCACGGTAAGCTGCCGCTTTTTGTCGGCCCTGGTGTTGGGGTCCATGATGTTGTCGATCACGCGCTTCATCTCATAATCCACCCGTTCCTTGAAAGCGCCACGGCCCATGTCCAGAATGCTTTTGGTATCAGGTTTTGCCATTGACTTTTTGCTCCTTTCCAGTTAAAATAAAGATGTGAATTCCTTTTTGCCGCTTTCCGGGGTCCAGCCGGGAGCGGCTTTTCCTATTCCTTCAATGCCGTAACCACGGAAAGAACAATAAGCTCGTCGGGCATACCGCTTTTGCGCAGGTCGCCAATGAGGGAGTGCAACATAACAGCCACTTCATGCGCAGACCCACAGATAGCCGTTGTGGAATTAACACCCTTGCCGGTGACAGACAGATATTTGTCACTGTTCGCCAGATTGTTTATCGCTCTGCTCCTAAGGATTTCTTCATCCACATTGCGCTCAGCAGTCACTTGGCTCTTTGAGCCCAAAATACGCTCAAAACTTGTATCCACGTTTTCGCCTCCTTTCAATGCTGATAGTCTCGAACAGCCTTTTACAGTTCCTCGAACTGCTTTTGCAGATCGGCCAGCTTCGTTTCCAGCGCGTTCAGAACGAGGGAAAGCACACATTGCGGAATTTCCTTAGGGCACAGCCGCAAAGAGACAACTCTACTGATTCCGCTGTTAAACAGTGCGAGGTCTTGGCTATTCATGTCTTTGACAAGCCTAATAGCCCGTTCCACCTCATGGATATCAGACTGAATCTGACTCGCCTTTTCTAACTGTTCCAGCTTCACTTGGTATTACCTCCTCTCTCCCGTCCGGGTAAATTACAGTCTTCACATGGATTTCAGGGGGTTCCTGCCTTTCCCTGGCCTCCCGGCGTTTCCGGGCCAGCATGACGTTATAAGCGACTGTCCCGGCTATATAAATCACAACCCCCGCCACAGAGATTTCAAGGGCGAGTGTGAAAACCGTGCAAAAGACTTCTATCGTGGCCGAAACGAGATCCGCCACAAATTCGAGCAGGGGGCTATACATAGGCATGATTCTCCATGTATGCGAAGTCATGGCCCGCTTCAACAATGGCGTCCAGCGAAACGCACAAGGCCTTGGAGGTGTTTTTCCTGGAATTCTTGATCCCCCCGCAGTTGTAATACTCACGGATATTCAAGATTTCATACTGCAAGCGAACCTTTACCCAGGTTTCCACTTTTGCCCCACACGTTGGATCGTACCTGTCAATGGCGAGAATGGCGGCAAGGTAAAGCTGCTGTTCCACATCCTTGAAGTCGGCGCGAACCGCTTTGAGCAAGGTCAGGTTTTTCTTGATGGTCCAGCCGATAATCGGCCCCATGCGCTCCAAAATGGAGTTCCTTTCCTCCACCGAAAAGGTCTTTGAGGATTTCGGTAAGCTGGTGGTTTTCACTGACTACCACCCGCTTTCCATTCCTCGCACTGGCGGCGGTTCTCAGGGTCCTCAAAAAACTCCTTTGCCAGGTTCAAGAGGGCGCTCCCCATTCTGCGGGCGGCCGGCCTAGGCATTTTTCTCAGGTCAATGCTGGTCGGGCCTCCTGGCTCCGCTATGTACTTAGGCATTTCTCTTGACATTGAGCTTTGCTCCTTTCCCTGTGCCTACGTTACCGGTCCTTGTTGCTCGTTTGGTGACCTACGGTTCAAAAAAAATTGACAGACACTTTCAACGGAGGTGTGGAGACCGCTGGCAAGAGCGTTGATTTCTGCAACATCTGGAATTTTCTGACCATTGGTAATTTTACTCAACTGCTGCCTTGTCCAACCGATTTCCCGCGCAAACTCTGCTTCCGAATCATACAGTCCATAGATTGCACTTCGTAATCCGCGAATTTTTGCCATTACAACTCGCCTCCCTTCTTGTTACTCGTTTGGTGACGATTGTATAATACTACCTTATTTAGCTGTTGTCAACCATTTGGAGATAAATTTTTTGGATTTATTACTTTTGTCTTGATTTTGGTTACAAAGTGTGGTTTAATAGAGAGGCAGAAGATCAACGAAGGAAGGGATATAGAATGACAACCTTTGGAGAAAAAATAAAAGAGATACGACGGGAGCGAAGTCTGTCCCAGGAACAGTTGGCTGCCCTTCTTGGAACATCAAAGCAGGTTATCAGCCGTTATGAGACGAACCAACGCACTCCCAAAATAACTGTCGCACAGGAATATGCTGATAAATTAGGCGTATCCCTTTCTTTCCTGATTGATGATTCCTTTGATTCTGACCCTCTTTCCATTCCTGGTGTTATGCCCCCTCCCAAAACATATAAAGTCCCACGTCTAGGAATAATAGCCTGTGGTGAACCTATACTGGCGGATCAAAACATAGAGGCCAAGGACGATGTACCGGAGAACATTCATTGCAATTTCACCCTAAAATGCCAGGGGGACAGCATGATCGGCGCACGGATCAATGATGGCGATATCGTTTACATCCGCTTGCAGGACGATGTGGAAAATGGTGAAATTGCCGCCGTGCTGATCGATGCGGCAACAGAGATTGCTGAAGCTACCTTGAAACGGGTATATAAATACCCAAACCAAATCGTTTTGCAGGCTGAAAACCCCAAGTACCCGCCCTTTGTGTTCGTTGGGGAGGATATCAACCGGGTGCGCATCATCGGCAAGGCCGTAGGGTTTACCAGTGTGATAGAGTAGGAGTTTTGATAATGGGTGAAATTTGGAAAAGTATTGGCTACGGTAGCTTAGCAATATTTCTGTTTGCCCTCCTGATTGTTCCCGGAGTTCTGCTGTCGATCAAGAAATCGAAAACAAAACGGAATGGTACATATCAACTCCCATTGGGTATCGTAGAACGCATAAAACAGTATAGTACAAAAAGGAAAAGCAAAGATGTTGTTGAACCCGTCATTCCACCTAGGCAAAGCGAAGAAGCAAAGGAAACATCTGAACAAAGCACGAGTGTTGCACCTATAAAGTCAGCGGCTGTACCAATTTCTGAATCATTTGATGAACAAGACATTATCCGAAATTATCTCGAAGCCTCATATCAACAATGTATTAAAGAGATGAAAATTGGAATGATTGGGGCTGCTTCACGATGGGAACAAGAGGTAATTTCACGCGAAAAAGAATACGATGCCTATACATACCAAATTGCCCAAAATCTTATTGCGAAAGTTAGAGAATACAACAAGATAGTGGGAACTATGGCGGAAGCCGATGCACTTGATGGACCAGGGTTTGAGGAATGGTGCGCTATTTTGCTGATAAAGTGCGGGTTTAGTAATATCAAGCACACGGGGGAAAGTGGCGACCAGGGCGTAGATATCATTGCCACCAAAAGCGACATCCGCTATGCCATTCAATGCAAACGCTATTCTTCTAATTTGGGAAATACGCCTGTGCAGGAAATATTTACCGGAAAAGTGCTATATGATTGCCAAGTTGGCGTTGTGATGACAAACAGTCACTTTACACCCGGGTCGATAGAAGCCGCAAAAAAGACAGGCGTTCTATTGTGGGATAGAGACAAATTGGAATCTATGCTACAAATTACGTCAACGCTGCAATCGCCCTATACTATAAACCCTAGTGCCAGTGAATCACCCAATATGCCAGACCCTATGCTCGACGGGGCAGTTAAATGTGTAATTGACGCAGGGCAGGCGTCCACTTCTGTAATACAAAGGCAGCTTCGTATTGGCTATGCTAGGGCAGGCCTGCTTCTCGACAAAATGGAGCAATTGGGCGTTGTTGGCCCTCATATAGATTCTCAACCTCGGCAGGTGTTAATGACGTATTCACAGTGGTTGGAGATGAACGCAAATAAGAAATAAAAAAACCGCCCCCGGCGCTGGTAACACCGAGGGCGGGGACCACCGGAGGGAACCGATGGCACAGTAATACTGCAAAATAATTGTACCTCTTTCCCTCTAAGAAATCAAGTGGAAAGGGGCATTTTATGTTTCAAACGCTTTCACAGTATATCGCTTCTCTGCGCTCCGCCGATGCGGCCGGGGTAAAGGAGGCCAAAATTCTAGCCCTAATGGAATATTACGACCGATATACCAAAATCACAGCCGGCCAGGATTTTGCTCCCGGCGTGATATATGCCCGGTATTCCGCTCGCAGTCAGAGGGAAGAAAGCATAGAGGACCAGGTGCTGGACGATTTGAAATACGCCGTTTCCCAGAAAATCTTGATTTTGGGCGTGTATTATGACAAGGCCCTCACTGGCCGAAACGATGATCGGGCCGGTTTTCAGCAAATGCTCCGGGACGCCCAGAAGGGGAAGTGGCAGTTCGTTGTCACATGGAAGATCGACCGCTTTGCCCGGAATCGCTATGACAGCGCAGTATCAAAGTACAAGCTGAAACAGTGTGGGGTGACACTGCGTTATGCCATCGAGAAAATTCCAGATGGCCCGGAGGGGATCGTGCTGGAATCGGTGATGGAGGGCTTTGCTGAATACTACTCAGCAAACCTATCGCAAAACGTAAAACGGGGATGTCACGGCAATGCCATAGAGGCAAAAAACAACGGGGCGCACGTTTCCCTGGGCCTGAAGCTGGACGAGTTTCGCCGCTATCAAATTGACCCTCAGACCGCGCCAGTGGTGCGCCTGGTGTTTGACCTCTACCATGAAGACCGCTCCTATTCGGAAATCGTGGATTACCTCAATGCCAAAGGGTACCGCACCGCTTTCGGAAATAAATTCACCAAGACAGCGATCCCCCGGATGCTGCGGAATGAAAACTACATCGGCACCTACAAATATGCAGACGTAAAAATTGAAAACGCTTTTCCGGCGATCATCTCCCGTGAGCTTTGGGAAGAAACCCAGGAAAAGCTAGGGAGGCGCTCTAAATTGAACGGGAAAAAGCGAAACAGCGCAGATTTCATTCTGACCGGCCATGCCTATTGTGGCGGCTGTGGGGCGCCGTTTATCGGCAACAGCGGCACCAGCAAGACCGGCAGGATCTATTATTATTACAAGTGCATTGACCGCACCCGGGGCAAGCAGGGCGGCGGCTGCACCATGCGCTCCGTGCAAAAGGACTGGCTGGAAGATACGGTGATCGACACCACCCGGGAGCTCATTCACAACGGAGAAAACTTCGACTTCCTGGTCCAGACCGTCCTCGACGCCCAGGCCCGGGACAATGACCGCTCACACCTGGATTCCCTGAAAACTGCCCTCCGGGAAACGGAGAAGAATATCAAAAATCTGCTGGCAGCCATTGAGAGCGGGATCATCACCCCCACCACAAAGGACAGGATGTTCCAGCTGGAAGAAGACAAGGCCGCGATCCAGGCGGAGATCATGGAGGAAACCGCCGCCCGCCCTGTGCTGTCAGAAAGGGATATCCGCTTTTTCCTGAGCCGCTTCCGGGACGGCGACGCCAAAGACCCCCAATACCGCCAGAGCGTGGTGGACGCCCTTATCAATTCCGTGTATGTCTATAAGGACAAGATCGTCATAACCTACAACTTCACCAACGGCCCCACCGACCGCTTGACCCTCAGGCAAATCGAAAAGGCTCTGGAAGAATCCGCCCTTGTCCCGCCTGATGTTTCCGACACTGGCGAGGGTTCGGATGCCGTTACAAATGGTCTGCCAAAGAAAGCCGGAGAAGCGATTGCTTCTCCGGCTTTCTTCCGTGGGCGAAAATGGCTCTAAACTGCGGCACGCGGAGCGTGCGGAGGGGCGCTGGTGCCCTGCGGGCACCGTTCAGCGCCGACCGAGCCGGCAGGCGAGACAAGTCCTTGTTGCTCCAAAATTGCTCCATTTTTCGCTTCCGTTCTGTTCCGCTGCTAACTTTTCCGTCTGGTACATCATCAAAAGTATTTCACCTCTCGGCCCCTCTGGTGTAGGTTTTTTTAGGCTTTTCGGGGCGGATAAGCCGTCAGAGTGCCTAGAAATCGGGGGATATTATAGTGAAAGTGTCTAAGGGTTTTGACGCCGGTGCGGTAGTCAGTTTTCAGTAGTTGTACCTTTGGTTGTATGCTTTAACGGCTCAAAAATATAGACAGGACGGGCATTTCCAGCTTGGGAACGCCCGTTCTTTTTTTGCG